CCACCATTAACCCGATGGCTCCGCTTGTTCCAAGTGCTGACAGATCTTTCACGCTATCACCGGGCCGGAACGATGGGTCTTCTCCTTTAACTAACCGTCGAAGTGCGCTGGTGTTGATCGTGCCTGGAGGCATCACGCCACCAGCTTTGGCCAACTCGCGAGCCTTGTTGGTCTCCCCTGGAGTATCCAAATTCGGTGTAATCACACCTTTGTCGTAAAGGTAAGCGTAGGCTCCTGCAACCGTGGTTCCTACGATCAATCGAGCGGTCGCCGTATTGCGCTCTTTGGGAGTCATCTTTGACCAATTCCGAAGTACACCAGCAGGGGTGAACTGGAGGATTTCAGCGGCAACATTGATCGGTGTTTTCTGGAACAACGAGATCAACCGATACGGGATATAGAGAGGGGTTTTTTCTCTTATGAATTGATTGATTCCTGCAACGCCCTGAGTCGCAACATTGTCTTGCTGGAAGATTGAACGGGCGGCTTCAAACTCAATTTGACCAAGATCTTCGGCGGTGAATCCACGTTGGCCAGCAGCTTGAGCCTCATCGGAAATGAGCATTAACTTAGGGTTACGAGTAGCCACACGGATTTGCCCTTCCGATAAACCCCGCTGGCGACCAATCTCTGAAACTACACGGGCTCGTTCAGCCTGACGGAAAGGAACATCGGTCGCTTGAGTCATCCTAAGCATGACGTCTGGAATGACGCCTACCGTTGCTTCGACTAGGTTGCGAATAACTGGTGTTTCCTTGTACTCGCCAGACATGGATTCAAACAAGTTTCTCCACGCCCTCTGAAAATTAAGTGGATTTCCAATGCTTGTTCCAAGCTCATAAGGATTTCCTTCTGAACCCTTAAGCATGATACGCTTTGCTGTTGGAAGCGATTTTCCAAACGCCTCGATACGCTTAAGTGTTCGTGATCGGATGTCGTATGAGTTGTTCTTTCCTCCAGACAACGCGGAATCAATTCCCATCGCAGTAAGGTCTGCTAACTCTCTCAATGGGGTGTTGATAGTGTTTCCAAGCACGTTGCGAATAATGGAGATCGGACCCATCACAGATCCTTGAACCATCGACAAAAACAGGTCTGTTGCAGTAGATGGGTTTATGCGAGCAATCTGCTCATTTAACACAACATCAGCTTCAGATCGAAGAGCATCGGCCATGTCTGCGAGACCAGACGCAATTCTCTCTCCACGGACATCTCCTTTGTTAGCTGCATCTGTCATCAGGATCTCAGCGCGTTTAACGGCATCAACAGCACCGCGATACTGATCCATTGAATTCCCCAGTTTAGTGGCCTGCTCAGGAGTGATCATCCTTCCACGTTCAGCCATCGATTTCGTGACCAACTGAACCACTCCTTCGCGAGATGCTGACTTCAGTAGCTTGAATTGGTTGATGAGCTGACCCCAAGTGGTTCCGCTTTCAGCCAAGGTAAGCGATAGATCCGCAGCTTCTTTGGTGCGACCTTCATTGATCAACCGGTTGAACAGTTCCATTCCCGAAGCAACGCGGGTATTGGACTTAGCATTTCCAAGATCAGCATTAAGCTGTTCAGGGGTTGCAACCGATACTTGATCGACCACTTGTTCAACATTCTGCGGCAGATATGAAGCACGAGGCGATTTCGCTACCGATTCACGAATAACCGGAGGAACACTTGGGGCGGCGGCAACGCGCTCAGCAAATGCGCGAGGTTCCATTTTCGGAGGAGCTTGAATTTGTGATGGTCGTTGGATTGTTCGCGTGAGTTCGTTTGCAAACTCAGCCTCATCAAAATTCTCTTTAAAGTTCTGTTTAGCGTAACGTAATCCAGCGGCAGCGGCGTCAGCAATAGATCCTCCAGCGCGGATAATTTCTTGAGCTACAGTCAATGCCCCATTCCAAGCTGAACCCATAAGCTGTGGGAACGGATTCATACCAAGCCCAGGTTCTACATTGGTACGAAGACCTTCGAGTTTTTCTGCAACGCCCTCGGCCTTTTGCCGGAACTTACCTTGGGTTTCTTCCAAAGATTTCTGCCAGACTTCGTTAAAAATTGTGCGTTCAGCAACAGGTAATCCAACCTCTTTACGGCCAATACCAATGGCCTTCTCAATGCTTTTCTTTGTAACCTTAGCCGGTTCTCCGCGAACAGCACCAGACTCCAAAGCGTCTGCAACAGCTTCAGCGGCAAGTCGTTTATCACGGGAAGCAAGTGCGCGATTTAGCTTCTCATCAACAGTTTCAAGAGCGGTGGATGTGCGAGAAGCAGTTTCCTGTTCAGCAGCGATTCGCTCGTCGCGCAATCGGAGTCGTTGAGCGAGGATATCCTCAGTTGACCTAAGCGGAGTCCCCTCTTGAACAGCAGCTTCTACTTCACGCAGGGGAAGCATTCCACCTTCAGCCGCAGCGCGTGGACCTTCTCCAATCACTTCTGGTTGATAGATAAACGGCTCATCGGGGTTCATCTCGGCAATCAGTTCTCGGAACTGAGTCTTGAGATCACGCACCGGAACGATGCGATCCATCTGATCGATGAGTCCACTGACTTGGCCGATGGCTTCCCCAACGGTCTGTTTTCGAGAAGCAAGGTTATCAAGCACATCAGCTTGAGTTACACCTTTCCCGCGCATGCCAAACGAGCGGGCCACTTGAGTGCCAAGACCGGCTGCGAAGAGAGTTCCAATAGCCGCTTCGTATGAAGCCTTGAGCTTCTGCTCTGGAGTAGCTTCTGGATCAGCGATGGTCTGCAATGCAACACCGGTTGATTCAGCGGCACCACGGGTTACCTCGGGAGCTAAGACAGCAGGAATGGTTTTTCCAACTTGTTCAGTTGCACGAGCCGCTTCTGACGCACGAGTCAAATCCGCAATCTGTGCGGCGCGAGCGGCGGATGGAGCGGTAGATTCTGCAAACGCTTCAGTGGCGGCTGCAACCGATCTAGGAATTTGAGTGGCTTCTTTAGCAGCACCCGCAATCCCCATCGTCATCAGATTCATCGGGGAAAGAAGATCAGCAGCAACTTGGCCTGCTACTTCTCCTGCCGGACGAGTCACTGACTGCGGAATTGATCGAAGACCAGGAGTAACGATTCTTGCAATGTCAGCGGCTTTTGCACCTAGAGACGCTCCCAGTTCGCGTTTTTCAGGAGAAGCGGACAAGAGGGCCATGATACCTTCCTTGTCGATACGGGATGCGCCTTCGAGCATTCCCTGCTTTGGTTCTCCACCAGTGACTTGCTGGAGAACTCTTCCAGCGGTTGCGACATCTTGGGGGGTTGGACCACCAAACGCCAACGGAGCGACAAGACGAGCCAATGAAGGGGCCACAGACTTGGCCTGCTCGTACAAGCTAGGAGGAGCCTGGAGAACTGGTGCATCTGGATATTTCTGTTTGCCAGCAAAAGCGAAGGCCCGCTCGACATCTTCCTTTGTCGGGGGCCTGTCGCCTTCCAGCTCAAGAGTTACTCCAGTGGCATCCTGAGTGACTTCGTAGATAGGCATATTATTTCATTCTGACTTTAAACCCCGGAATGTCAGTCGATTTCTCTTCTTCAGGCTTTTTAGTTGCTCCAGCGGGCGGAGGCGCACCGAATCCTTGTCCTTGATTTGAAAACAATTGTTGAAGAATCTTTTGTTGTTCAGCAATAGGAACTGGTTTCTTGAAACGAACAGTAGGTTGCATCTGACCAGTCAGAGAATCCGTTGAATATGTAACTTCATACGGAGGCTCTTCAGAAGGCTTCTGCTCAAGGAATTGCTTAAGCTGAGGAATCTTATTTGAAAGCTCAGATATCTGATCAGCTGTTCCACCAACAGTTCCATATCCTGGAACATTGATTTGAGTGTACCCTGACTTTATTTTCTTGGCCTCATCTTTCTGTTCCTGTATGGCCTTCTCGTAAGCAGCCTGTTCCTCAAGAGATTCAATCGGCTCCAAGGCCGGTATAGGCATGGCCATTGATCCGCCAAGCTGGTACTCAGGACGAGCCTTAAGTTGGCCAACCAATGATGGACGTAGAGTTTCGCGCTTTTCACCGGCTTCTTTTGCCCGAGTTTCTGAAGCAGCTTTATCGCGGGCAGCGATTAATTTAATCTCGTCCTGAAGCCTCTGCTGCCGTTCAGCTTCCATTCGACTGCCCAACCTTTCTTCATTCAAAGACTTCAAGTTTTCTTCCATCAACGCCCGCTTCGCATAGTTCCGATTCCGGATATCCTCGTTGGTCCCGGTGAATTCGCCGGCAATGCCACCGGTGAGCATGGAGAGACCCTTCATGAAAGGGTTGATGCGCTGATTGGCCTGCCGCTCAAGCATAGCCCTGATGTCCTCGTTTTCTTCTCTGGTAGCCATAAGATATTAGTTTTTAACCCTGCAACGACCGCATCGCACCCCGTCTCCTGAATCCGCTCATGGCGGCATTCATGATCTGATCGGGATCGTAGTTGATGTATCGGTACTGGTCCTGCTGCTGTTGGGAGTTGGCCAGCAAGTCAGCGTAGAGCTTGGCGAAAGGATCAGCCTGACGATCGGGTAGAGGAACCTCTCTGGTTCCCTTGGTGGGGATGACAACTTCACGCCTTACGAGAGGAGTGACTGGCTCCCTAGGGGGGATGATGGTTGGTCCACGGCCCGGTTGGCCACCGCCACTGGGGATTCCACCGCCCGGTGTACCGCCGCCGGGTTGACCACCACCACTTGGAGGCTTAGTTCCACCACCGGGAGGTGTAGTTACAACAGGAGGCTTAGGGGTGTCTTTGACTGGGGTAATTACTTTAGTAGGATCTGCGTAATCCCAGTCTCCTTTTGTAAAGTTCCACCTATTACCGTTCTGATCAGGGGGGAATTCTTTTCCGGTAACTGGATTGATGTAATCCGGATTTATTACAGGCGGAACAAATACTTCCCAAGGCGAATCCTTAAACTCATCACCCGGTTTAACTTCCGGTTTTGGAACAAAATCAGGAGTAACATTAACACTGCCACCAGGACCAGCACCCCTAATATTAGGACTAACCGTTACATCTCCACCAGTGTTATCAAACCCATCTACGCTAGTAGTTGTAGGTTCATCCGCTCCAACAGATTGATATGATTCAACTGGTGTTGGTGTTACTTGAGAAGTTGAAGGCGCGGTGTTGACTCCAAAATTAAACTTCTGAGGTACAACTCCTTTATCCAAATCTTCTTGAGATACTGAATACGCACTTGGGCGTATAATTGTATCCCTAATATTGTTTCTGTCAGCATAGAGAACATCTCCATTCTCCATTTGCCCGATAGGTATATAATCCGGAATCGTTCTTCCCGGGATTGAAACCGGTTCTCCACGAGTCACAACACCTTGAGGAACCGTAGGTATTTGGCCTGCAAAGTCAGAGGGGTTTGCGTCAACCACTCCGATTGTGCCACCAAGATCACCGGGTGGAACGAGACCTGTAAAACCATATCTATCCTCAGTCTTCGGATCCAGCGGGGTTCCGATTCCTGTTCTTATAAGCGCATCCTGCTCATCCGTATTCCCAATGTTGATTCGTTCAGTGGGTTGATCTCGGATGTTGTAATCGATGTTTCCAAAACCTACGTCTGAAGGAGCAGCCTGATATTCAAAGCCTCCCGTCCTCCAGTTGTATGGAGCTTCTTGTCCATACGGATCTAAACCGTAAAACAAATCACCAACCCTGACTCCTGCCATATTGGGGACTAAATCTCCCATCTTGTATCCGGGATATCCCGGGAACTCATCTACGGCATTGGCCTGATTCAGGTCTTGAGCCAGATTATCGATTGCGTCAGCCATATATCAGTTTTTGGGGATTATGCTGTTGATTCGAGTTATCATCCAGTTGGCCACAAGCTTCTTGACCTTGGGCTTGTCCTTGAGCCACTTCGCGAACTTCTCGGCGTTGCTGTCGTAGAAGCTCTTGAACCACTTGGGTCCAACGAGTTCCTTCCAGAAGTAGAACGCCTCCCACTGATCGGGAATGCACTCACGAGCAACGAAGCATCCGCCAAGCCCGAAGCCCGCGTAGGATGATCCAAGGTTTCCGATCGCACCAGCATACCCCTTAAACTGATTCATGAAGGAGTTCGCTTGATCGGACTCGTATTGGTTCTGAGCGTTGGTCAGAGCAAAGCCGGTGCCCATCTTCATCAGGTCTCCAGGGCTAGATAGCTGCATTCCCTGAGTATACTGAGGAGTGATGAACGGAGAAGCACCCTGCTGAAGACCACCTAGCTGGGCAGCTTGAGAGGATACGGGCTGGAGTCCTAGGGCGGACTGGACATTGGCAATGTTCTGCTGGCGACCGGACAACATCTGCTGTTGAGAAGTAAGCTGACCTGCAAAGCTCTGTTGCGCCGCGGTGTTCCGCTGGCCGGTGGCTGCAAGGATGTTCTGGAAGGCTTCCTGTGCGTTCCGATTGGCAGTATCGCTCGTGCTTTGACCGCTCTGAAGCAAGCCCATTGCAGCGTTCCAGCGTTGAGAATTGGCGTTACCAAGAGCGTCTTGAATTGCGAGCGACTCACGAAGAGCCGAAGGATTGCCAAGAACATTGCCAATGGAACTACCGCGAGCGCGAGCGGCCTGTTGGACCCGTCGCTCCATGCTTGGATCCAGAGTGCCAACCTGAGAAAGACCCTGTTGGATCTGACGCTCAAGCTCGCTACGAATCAACTGAGAAGCCCCTGTATCCTGTTGGGCACCGGGCATCCCAACCCTCTCGTAGGTAGGCGATTCTACCCGCGTATCCGGAGCGGCGGCATCCCCTTTAACATCGCTGAGGAACTGCTCGTAGAGATCGAACTTCCGAGGATCAAGAGCCTCTAGCTCGTTTCGACGCTGTTGGGCAAACTGCGTTCCATACTCCTTTGCAAGCTTAAGCTGATTGCCCGTAAGCTCAGGTGCAATGGCAGCAGCGGCCCTAGCAAATGTTTCAGCTATCTGAACATCTCCAATGGGCTTGTAGATTATATTTCCCTGAGCATCTCTTAGCGCATTTCCCTTATCATCTACTTGCTTACCGCTAAAATCATATTCCTTGCCGTCATAAGTAATGGATCTTCCAAGCCTAGCGGCTGCATCTAATGCCCTTAGCTTTGGATACGTTTCAGCTTGGGCTTCTACAGCCTCTCTGTTAGCGGCTGCTAAATTCGGTGCCTCATATGATGCGCCCATAGGAAATCCTTTCGTTCATAATCAGTTTGAAGTACCTGTCAAAATCGTACAATCGGTTAATGCCTTTTCTTAAACCACCCAGCTTGGTGACGTTTTTAGAGCACAACCGCATCATGGCCAACCAAAGGGTTTGAACCGCATACGGCTCGGTGCCAATGGCAATCTCGATCCACGCGATGTGACCGTCTGGGAAGTTGTTGTTGAGATCCTCGGATTCCTCAATGGAGTTCAGGAACCGAACAGCTCCCACACCGACACACTTTCCTTCATCGTTCTTCACAATGCCAAACAGTTTCTTGGAACTAAAGATCCCGATCCAGTTGAGGATCTGATCCTCAGTCCATGACGAGCAGGTTGGCCAATGCTCTCGCAGTAGCTTGGCCGCTTCGATGTTTGTTGGATGTGCGGTCATTGCTGAGGACGCACAGAATCAACGAATCCGGAGAGAATGGTGGATTGCAGAGACAAGCGGCCAGCGTCTGCGGTTACCTTGAATTGCAAAGTATTCCAGCGGCCTTGGCTTATCAGGTTGTAAGCCTTCAGGAACTTCTGGCTTGAGGTGATTGCCAACGCGGAATCGAGCGTAACGAATGTGTCCGACATATCCTTGGCCAACGACACTGCGGCGGTCGTGGTCGCTGTGGTGTACGGGTTGTCAAAGGCGAACTGAACGCTGTACCCGATCTTGTCGGGGATAGGTTCGTTGAGGTTGTAAGCCTTGGTGATCACCGTGGATTCGTAATTCGCACCCCCATCGGTGTATGCGGAGCTTGAGACCGGATTCAGTCGGCTGTTCGGGAGGTAATCGTTGAATGACCAGACCTGGCCCGCTCCCGCTGATACCGAGACGATATCGCCGGCAAACATGAGGACGGGTCCAAATGTTGAGAACGAGGTTGGAATGAAGTCGTTTACGATCCAGTTGTCCCAGTAACCAAGCCAAGAGCGGGCCAATGAGTGGTAGACGATGACCGCGTTGTTCTCGTTGAGCGCACCTTCGAGGGCGATATCGAGGCTGTTCTCGGTCAGAAGCGCGTACTCGCTTTCGATTCCGAGGATCGCTGGTTCTTCGGCAACGAACGGAACCGCCAACAGATATCGGTTGTTCCAGAATACACCGTCGCAGAGATCGAGCTTAGTCTTGTCGATGCGACTGATGAGGTCGTTGATCGGGCTGGAGAGCGCGAGACCTACGCTAGTCTGGGTACCGGCTTGGATCTGCTGGAGAGATCGGATGCCGTCGCGGGAGAAGAAGAATACGTCAGGACCAACCGCGGTAATGGACCGGTGCGATGAGCAGCCGATATTGCCGCTGATGAGTGATATAGTCCAATCGGCAGCATCCTGCGTAGGATCGGCATTTACGCTCCAAATAGAGCGTTCCTTGAAGACTATGAGTTGATAGCCGAACCAAGAGTAGAGTCCCTTGATGGGATCGCCATCGCCACCGATCCGAAGAGACCCGAGAGGATCCCAGGATTCGCCATCGAGGATATCCGAGAAGTAGAGGGTATCGGGCTGGATGGATGTATCCGCGGAAACTGCGAACAACCGATTGGTATGGGTGGTTAGATAGATCGGCTTGGCAGGAGGCGTGAGCGATACAAAGGCTACGGCGTGAGACGAGGCGGCAGGAGAAATAGTAATCGCTGGAGCGGTCGTATAGCCGCTTCCAGGATTGGTGATCGTTATGAATACAAGATTACCATCGTTAGAAACAACCGCAGTGGCCGTAGCCGTGATGCCGCTGGGAGGGGCTGCAACGGTTATCGTTGGAATGGAGCCGTGATTCGATCCCTGATTGATGACATCGATTCGGCTGATTTTGCCGGCTGTAGTCGAGCTGTCGAGGTTTGAGCTTGAGACGTATTTCAGCGTTCCGAGACCGTCCGAATAAAACAATTTGTCATTTAATTGAGCAAAATAGACGTAGGAAGCGGAAGCGTTGAGCGTTGATCCCGAAATCAGGTTGTAGGAAACGCCGGGTGACCCGTAGTAGAGGCTCTTGGTGGAGGTGCTAAGGTCATTAACAGCGATGACGAGGCGTTCGGAAGCGGCTGTATCGAAGTAGAATCCGGACAACACCGTCGCATTGATTGGAAGGTTACTGCCAAAGTTGGAAGTCGTTGACTCCCAGTTGGTGATGATGTCTTCCCAGTTGGCCGCGATGCTGTTGCCTGCCAGTGAAACGGCTCCTAGACGGGTGACGAGATTGCCGAAGTCGTCATAGTCCATGTTGATGGCCGATTCCATGCTGGTCGCAGGAATGCCATCGGGACGAGTGGCTGAAATTACGCCGGTCGAAAACCCAGTGCTTCCATCCAGAAGCATCTGGTCATCGAGAGCATCTGAGGATTGGAATGGCATGGCGGATTACAGGATGTCTT